ATTAAGGAAGGCATTGTTGTGCCATTTGATGACATTGATACTGTGCCTTTCTGATGAATCAGTCAGAGGAGGCCATTCTTATTTCTTGGCGATTGCAGCAATGGTACAAAAACATGGTTTTAGACGCTAGAGCCATGCAAGACTTACAAGATGCAATCGAGATGCTTAAACAACTAGCTAAACAGGTGCAAAAATGAACGATCAACCAGCATTTCCAACATGGAACGTAGTTGATATAAAAAAAGGCATGACATTGCGGGATTACTTTGCGGCGGCGGCTATGCAAGCAATTGCTGTGGAATCTTTAAAAGTTATTGCTGGAGATTTAAAATTACTAACAAAAAATGCGTACTTTATAGCTGACGAAATGATGGAGGCACGGAAATGATAATTAAATCAGCAGAATCAGAGTCAGGTCATTGGTACGCAGCTGACGGTACGCCAGCGTACAAGATCATTGGCAAGAACGGCAAAGAACGCAATACGAACGTCAAAGACGCAAGAGAGCATGGCTTTGTACCATCGGTTACTACGGTATTGGGTTTAGTCGCAAAGCCTGGGCTGTCAAACTGGTTGCAACAGCAAGTGTTATTAGCTGCGTTGACGTTGCCACGCATCGAAGGGGAAAGCGAGGAAAACTGGCTGCAACGAGTAATGACGGACAGTAAGAGTACGGGCCGTGACGCAATGGATAGAGGCACGATGATGCATGGCGTACTAGAGCGTTTTTACCGTGGCGAACAAGACGATTACCCTGTTTACGTTAACCAGGTTGATGCGTCGATCAGAATTCACTTTGGGCATGACCAGACTTGGGAGGCAGAACGCTCGTTTGCTTATGAAGGCTTTGGCGGCAAGGTTGATCTTATTGCTGACAACATTGTTATTGATTTTAAGAGCAAAGACAATTTGGATAAGGTTGAGCCATACCATGAGCAGATCATGCAATTGAGCGCTTACCGTCATGGCCTTGGAAAACCTACAGCTCGATGCGCTAACGTCTATTTCACGGCAACTGGTGACGTAAAACTGATTGAGCATAGTGAGGATGATTTGCAGCAGGCTTGGGATTGCTTTCAATATTTATTAGCGTTCTACAAGCGTAAGAACAACCTATAATGAACTGCGGGGAAAGCCGTGTCCCTCCACACTCCTTGTTCAGCGAGTACCCGCACCTGTTGTAAAAACCCCAATAAATTAAAAATAATTACAAAAACTAGGGTTAACACCTATGATTTTACTGTTTAGATAGCTTAATATTAGTCATCGCAACAAGCGATTAACCACGACAAAAGGTACATAAAATGATTGCTACAGAATACAGACTAACCGACGAGGGCAACCGTGCATTGCTGCGTGAGCTGTCGCACGAACTCACCAGCGCTGCAATTGCTGACTTGGTTTCAAAGTTTGCTGAAGGCTTGCGGGCCGAACGTCACGGCGAGTTTGAAATTGACATTAAAGGGTCAGACATTGATTGCTGCACAACTAAAGTGTTTAGTTTGCCAGTCGAGTCTCATCATGTTGACCGCATTATTGTGAACGAGGAAGATTATGAATAAGACTCAACGTCAAAGAAAAGACAGTTACCACAGCGTTAGCGACAAGATACCGTTGTCGGCTTGGCTGGTCGGTTTGTTGTTACTGGCTACCGTGTTTGGACTTGTTCCGTTACTTGCGTGGGTGATGCAATGAACGCAATCGAGATGGCGTTAGAAGCCCTAGAAAACCCAAGCACGATAGCGGTGCAACACGCTATTGATTTGCTGCGTCAAATAAAGCACCCTTTTATTTATTATCATCCTGAATCCATGCAAACATCCACGCATCCTCAAAAAGGATACCTTGCACTTTATCAAATATGGGAGATTATTGAGCAACCAGGTTGGTATGAGGATAATAATTACCGGATTAAGCCTAAATGGATTGGGTTGCGGGAAGATGAAATTAAACACATTATGGATTGTTGGCGAGGCGGGTACATCGATATTAAAAAAGTAGAACAACTTTTAAAAGACAAAAACACATGAACCAAGTTGCTCGCAAAACCGATCCGTCCACCAGTTGGGCTGCTGCCGACTCTGCAAAGGCTCTAGCGGCTCAACACGCCACAATCATCATCCAAGCTTTATGCAAGTATGGGCCACAAGGAAAAGACGGTATAGCGCAGATTACGGGGCTTGATGGAAATCAGGTTGCCAGGCGGCTTAGTGAATTAGAGCGCAACCACGAAATCTTGCTGACTGGGCGTAATGTGCAAAGTAAGTCTGGTCGGGTAGAACGGGAATGGAAAGTGATGCCGAAACAGATGGATTTGATATGACATGGAACAATTAAATGAGTTGGCTCTTTTCGCAGGCGCTGGTGGAGGAATACTTGGGGGACACTTACTTGGATGGCGAACAGTCTGCGCCGTTGAGTGGGAACAATACCCAGCAAGCGTATTGTGCGCCCGACAAAATGACAAAATTCTCCCGCCTTTCCCAATTTGGGATGACGTACAAACCTTTGCCGGAAACCCGTGGAGAGGAATTGTTGACGTTGTATCTGGCGGATTTCCATGCCAAGACATTTCAGTTGCAGGAAAAGGAGATGGACTTGATGGAAAACGATCATCAATGTGGAGACACATGGCACGGATTATTGGCGAGGTTCGACCAAGATATGCATTTGTGGAGAACAGTCCAATGCTCGTTAATCGGGGACTTGAACGAGTCGTTGCAGACCTTACCAGCATGGGGTATGACAGTCTGTGGGGAGTTATATCTGCGGCAGACGTTGGTGCAAACCACAAAAGAGAAAGAATTTGGATATTGGCTAACACCAAATTGCATGGATTCTCTGCCACCCAGGTTGCCAGAAGCGCTAAAAAAACAACACGAGAACAACAGGCAAGGCCGATCAACACATTCAACATTGAGGGAACAAGTGGCGTACCCACCGCCAAATCAAATGTGGCCTACGCCTGCGACCAGAGATTACAAAGGGGCAAACGGGTTCAACACAACGAAAGACAAAATATTGGAGGGCAAACGTTCTCACATGGGGCAACTTCCAAATGCAGTAATGATGGAACAACAGGCAGCAATTGGTGGGACATTGAACCCAACGTGGGTCGAGTGGCTGATGGGGTGGCCGCTCGGGTGGACAGACTTAAAGCCATTGGTAATGGACAAGTCCCATTGTGTGCAGCAACAGCATGGGAGTTACTCAAATGAGTGAATACAGCCCACATCCCTGCATAGAATACATTTACGACAACGCACCGCATTACGCTAAGGCAAAGGGCGAACTGGCGCATCTGGAGGCGTTTAAATCAAGCCTGAAGGCTATTCTAATGAAGAAATCTGGTGAAACCGCTGTGACCGCCCAAGAAAGAGAAGCATACGCTCATCAAGATTATCAAAACTTGTGCGTTGCAATCGGCGCAGCAACTGAGAAAGCTGAGTTGTTAAAGTGGCGGCTAACGAGCGCACAATTGAGGTTTGATGCTTGGCGCACAGAGCAGGCCAGTAACCGACAAATTGAGAAATTAACGAAATGAGCCACGAATTACTAAAACAGGTAGCTGCAATAACAAATAAGAAAACCACAAAATTATCAGCAACTGAAGTTTTAGAACTTCAAATATGCGCTTCAGTTTTAGACTTTATTGACGATGTTGGCAGCGTGGAAGAACTAAGGGCAAAAGTTAATACCTTTTTAAAGGATAAAAAATGATCGACTATTCTGAAAGCCTTATTAAAATTACAACAATGGTCAGGCATTACCGGAATCTAATATTGCGAGGCCAGTTCAACGCAGCAGCTGATTTAGCGGTTGATATGCAAATTGAGGTCTTTAATCTTCAACAATGGGCAGAGCATCAAATTGAACAAAGCACAGCGCAAACACTTTGACAAATTGGCTAGTCTGGGTTGTGCTTTGTGCCGACATTTAGAGTTAGGCGAGACTGCGGCGCATATTCACCATATTCGCAGACTTGGGATGCCAAGGCAAATGTCACCAGTCATCCCGTTATGTCCTGGTCACCATACCGGAAATCAAGGTGTTCACGGAATGGGAAAGAAAGCGTTTGCAACACATTACGGCGTGACTGAAGAAGATTTGTTAGCCCAAACTGAGGCGCTTATTTGAGAGCCAAACGGGTAGACGTTAATCAAAAAGAGATTGTTGCTGCGCTGCGGCAGCTAGGGTTTTCTGTCACCGATTTGTCAGCCGTTGGAAAAGGTTGCCCAGACTTATTAGCGGGTAGACATGGAATTACTTACTTGATTGAAATTAAACGGGACAACAAAGCAAAATTTACATCGCATCAAATTGAGTGGCAAAACGGTTGGAAAGGTGGTATTTTTGTTAGAATTGAGTCTATTGACGATGTTTTAGCATTGTGAGGTCACTATGGACTATCCTGCCGTATTTGTCTCAACCTTGTTTCATAGCGGAACAAACGCACACTTCATGCACTTGCAAACCGACTCTTATGCCAAGCATAAAGCGTTGCAAAAATACTACGAAGGCATTATTGATTTAGCAGATAGTTGGGCCGAGGCGTATCAAGGCGCTTACGAGCAGATTAAGTCTTATCCGAAAGACTTTCATTTAGCCACCGATCCCGTCAAATACATTACAGGCGTAAAAGCGTTCGTTAAAGACATTCGTGACGAATTGCCCAAAGACTCAGAACTACAGAACATTGTGGACGAGATTGCTGATCTCATTGACTCAACCCTATACAAACTAAAGGCGTTTAAATAATGCCAAGCACATCTGAAAAACAAAAACATTTTATGGCTGCTGCGGCGCACAATCCTAAATTTGCCAAAGAAGCAGGCATCCCAGTAAGCGTAGCTAAAGACTTCAATCAAGCAGACAAAGCCAAGAAAACAGCAGCATTGTTAAGCAAAATGAAAAAGTAAGCTAAACTTACAATATCTAAATCTAAGACAATTGAGAAAGATATGGCAGTTGAAAAACAATCCAAGCCTATCAAAGGCGGCAAAAGGGAAGGCGCAGGTAGACCTGTTGGTACACCTAACAAAAGCACAACGAAAGCTAGAGAGGCTATAGCAGCCTTTGTAGACGCTAATTCTGACAAACTACAAGAATGGCTTGACCAGATCGCAATAGATGAACGGTACGGGCCAAAGACAGCGTTTGATTGCTTTATGGCTGTGGCTGAGTACCACGTTCCTAAACTTGCACGAACCGAACATACTGGCGCCAATGATGGCCCGATTGAACTGGTAGTTAAGTGGCAAGACGGGAAGTAACGCTGCCGTATTCGCCTAGACAGGCATTTAAACCTTTTCACGATAGGAGTGAGCGGTGGGCGTGTTTAGTTGCCCACCGACGAGCTGGCAAGACAGTCGCAGCCATCAACGACATTGTTCGGGCTGCACTAATGTGCAAAAGCACAAATCCACTATTTGCGTACATTGCGCCATTTCGTAGCCAGGCTAAGTCTGTGGCTTGGGATTACCTTAAACACTTTGCCCAGCCCGTCTTGGCTTCAAGCAATGAGGCCGAGCTGACTATTGAGCTTGTAACTGGCGGCAAAATACGCTTGTTTGGCGCTGACAATGCAGATTCCATGAGAGGATTGGGCTTTGATGGCGTATTTATGGATGAGTACGGGGACTTCAGGCCGAGCGTCTGGGGTAACGTAATCAGACCAACATTGTCAGACAAGCAGGGTTGGGCCGTGTTTGCAGGCACACCGAAAGGCAAGAATCAATTTTGGGATATCTACGAAACAGCTAGGCGAACGCCTGACGAGTGGTTTCATCTTGTTTTGAAGGCTAGTGAATCTGGACTGTTGCCCGAAGCAGAACTTAAAGCCGCTGCCGCACAGATCTCACCAGACCAGTTTTTGCAAGAGTTTCAATGCTCATTTGAAGCTGCCATTGTCGGCGCTTTCTTTGGCGAGGATTTACGCAAAGTGACTGAGGCCGGACAAGTAAGGCGTGTTGATTACGATCCGCATATACCCTGCCACACTAGTTGGGACTTAGGTTATCGAGATGACACGGCAATCTGGTGGTATCAGGTCGTTCGTAACGAAATCCACATCATTGATTATTTTGCAATAAGTGGTGCAAATATTGCAGAAATAGCTAAAATAGTCGTAGAAAAGCCGTATATTTACGGTAAACACTACCTACCGCACGATGCAAGGGCAAAAACACTAGCAGCAGCGGGTAAGTCCGTAATTGAGCAATTAGCAGAGTTTCTAGGCATCAACAACCTGGCTATCGTGCCTGATCTTAGCGTTCAAGACGGGATTCAGGCGGTCAGGCAGATGTTGCCGCAATGTTGGTTTGATAGCGAACGAACGCACGATGGGCTAGAGGCACTAAGGCAATATCAGCGGGAATACGACGAGGACAAGAAAGCATTTAGGCAGACACCGAGACATGATTGGACAAGCCATCCAGCCGACGCATTTAGAATGTTAGCAATTGCGTGGAGGTTAGAGCCAAAGGTTAAACCATTGGATGTTGAAAAACCGTTAATCGTTGGGCCAGAGAACACAGTTACATTGAATGATATGTGGGCAACCCACACAACCGTTAGGAGTAGAAGATTATGAGTGGAGTATCAAATCCTTATCGTTATTTTTATGAACACGTTACGGTTAGCCAAACAGCACAAGTTTTAGGTGGCAATGGTGCTGTCGGTGATTATCTACATCGTCTTATTTGTACTGTTTCAACAGCGGCAACGTCAGTCGTTCAAATTGTAGATGGTAGTGGCGCAGGCATTTTGACGCATACAATTTTGCCAAACAATGTTGGTCAAGGTGTTGGAGTTTATAACATCGAGATAAATGCAATTTCAGCGAATGGCGCATGGAAAGTTACAACTGGCGCAGGCGTAGAAGTTATGGCGGTAGGTATCTTCTCAGCATGATCGTAGCGTCGGTCTTGCGGTCTGGTGGGGACTTTGAACCGCAGCACGTTTATAAGCTGCAAAAAATGTGCGCTAAATATTTGCCACCGCATGAATTTGTTTGCCTGTCAGACATTCAGTTAAGTTGCGAAACCATATTTTTAAAACACGATTGGGCTGGGTGGTGGGCAAAGATGGAGTTGTTTCGGCTACCAAGTGCGTTGTATTTTGACTTGGATACCATCATTATTGATGACTGCACCGAGATGATTGAAACGGCAAAACAGCATGATTTTGTGATTATGCGTGACGTTTACAGGGGTCAATACAACTCGAAAGCCATGCAGTCAAGCATGATGTACTGGTCAAAACCTGTGGAACTGTACGATAAGTTTGCAGAATTAGAGATGTACGCAGCTGGTGGTGACCAGGCATACATTGAACATCACATGAAGGGTCGAGTAACTTATTGGCAAGACATTACAGACGGAATTGTAAGTTTTAAGGCTGACGTACTACTTAATGGGCTAGATAATGCCAAAGTGGTGATCTTTCACGGTAAGCCGAGGCCGTGGGAACAAACAAGGGTGAGCTATGAAATTGGTTGAAGGTTGGCACGTTCCCGAAATTGACGAGTGCTGCATCAATGCAATATTGGTTGAGTTACCAGACTTGAATGCAAGCTATCAGTTTGTGAAAGACTTTAGAACCGTAATCCAAGCAGGCGGCAATGTCGGTGTATTTCCTGCATCGATGGCAAGCCGATTTGAACGAGTCATTACCGTAGAGCCAGATTTTGTCAATTATCAAGCATTGCTATTGAATACCAAAGGCATCGTCAACATTGAACACGCTCAAGCAGCGTTTGGGGACAAAGAAGGCAGAGCCGCAGTCGATCACCCGTATCCAGAGAATATCGGAGCGCACCAGCTAAAGGCAGGCAACGAAGTAAGAGTAATGCCAATTGATTACTTTGAAGTGCATGACTGCGATTTTATCCAATTAGATGTTGAGGGCTACGAACATTTGGCTTTGCTAGGTGCTGAACAAACGATTAAACAGACGTATCCGGTGATTACGCTTGAGTTGAAAGGCTTGGGATTGCGCTATGGATACAGCGACGAGGACACAATCTCGCTATTGCAGGGGTGGGGATATGAGATTGTCGGACGGGTCAACCGTGACGTAATTTTTGCGAGAAACTAAGATGGAAGCATTGACTGGCGTTCAAAAGTGGCTAAATATAATTAGCCAGTACGACAATGAATTTAAGAAATGGGAAGGTCGGGTTAACAAGATTGTCAAGCGTTACCGTGATGACAATCGCAATCAAAATACCAATGAGACCGCTAAGTTCAACATTCTATGGTCAAACGTCCAAACGCTGATCCCTGCTGTTTATGCCAAGTTGCCGAAAGCAGACGTAAGCCGAAGGTTTGGCGATAACGATCCAGTTGCGCGAGTTGCGTCGCAATTGATTGAACGGGCGCTAGATTACGAAATTGAGCATTACACAGACTTTCGCTCAACGATGAAACACGCAGTCGAGGATAGATTCTTAGGCGGTCGTGGAGTCGCATGGGTACGCTACGAGCCGCACGTTCGCACACAAGATATACCCGAAGATGGTTTGGAAGTTACCGATGTGGTGGACGAGCCGGACGAGGAGCAAGATCAGCAAGTCAAGACTGCGATGCCTGCAATGGATGGGGCAATGGGCATGGAAGCCGAGCCGCAGGAGGAAATCGATTATGAATGTGCGCCAACTGACTATGTGCATTGGAAGGATTTTGGTCACTCAGTAGCACGGACATGGGAAGAAGTCACGAACGTTTGGCGCTGGGTGTACATGACTAAAGAAAGCCTAATTGAGCGATTTGGTGAAGATGAGGCTAAAAAGATTCCCTTGGATGCAGGGCCGGAGACGAATAAGCAATATTCGACGCAATCTAAAGACTTCACAAGAGCGAAGATTTGCGAATTGTGGGACAAAGAAAGCGGCAAAGTCTACTGGATCAGCAAAAGTTGCCCAGACATTCTCGATGAGCGTGACGATCCGCTAGAGCTTGAGAACTTCTTTCCCTGTGCCAAACCTTTGTACGCCACGATGACTTCAGACACGCTTGTGCCTGTGCCAGATTTTGTGTTGTATCAGGATCAAGCGACAGAGCTAGACATTTTGACAGACCGCATCGACGGACTGGTTAAGGCTCTGCGTGTGCGTGGGGTCTACGACGCATCACAACCCACCTTGCAGCGTCTTTTGACCGAAGGCGATAACAACACACTTATCCCTGTTGATAAATGGATGGCGTTTTCTGAAAAAGGCGGTTTAAAAGGATCAATTGATTTACTGCCGCTCGACACATTATCGAACGCACTACTGCAATGCTATCGGGCAAGAGATGAGATCAAAAACCAGATTTATGAAATCACAGGTATTAGCGACATTATTCGGGGACAAGGCGCAGCCTCTGAAACCGCTACGGCACAACAGATTAAGGGTCAGTACGCAGGATTGCGCTTGCGATCAATGCAAGAAGATGTTGCCTTGTTTGCGAGTGAGCTATTCCAGTTAAAAGCACAGGTCATTTGTACTAAGTTTCAACCGTCTACGATCCTCCAGTACGCAGCTGCCAATGCAATGCAGCCCGCAGATCAAGCGCTTATTCCGCAGGCTTTGCAGCTGATTCAAGACAAACCGTTAAGAAACTTTCGGATTCAGGTGGATTCCGACAGTTTGGTACAGATCGATGAAAATCAAAACAAACGAGATCGAACGGAGTTTTTGCAGGCAATGGGCGGGTTTTTGACGCAAGCGTTGCCAGTTGGTCAAAGCCAACCGGAATTAGTGCCAATGCTGATTGAATTGATTAAGTTCGGCGTTGGTGCATACAAGAAAGCCGCACCAATTGAAGGCATGATTGACCAGGCTATGCAACAACTGCAAGAGAAGCAACAAATGATGGCACAGCAGCCACCACCACCGAATCCAGAGGTTGTGAAAATGCAAGCAGAGCAGCAATTTGAGCAGATGAAAATGCAAGCAGAGGCGCAGACTGAACAAATGAA